ATCAGTGGTCAATCATTTGGCCTTGATGGAATGCTCGGCAGAGCAACAGACGTAATCGGCGCAACCATACGACTCCCGGGTCGTGCGTTGTTAACGGCTGATGAATTCTTCAAAACTTTAGGATACCGGATGGAGCTTAATGCTCTTGCCTACAGGCGAGTCATCCAGCAAGGTATCGCTAAGGACAACCCTGCGTTCGCTCAAGCAGTTGCTGACGTACTGGATAACCCACCGAAAGACCTGCACATGGCTTCAATTGACCAAGCCCGATACCAGACCTTTACAAAAGAACTGGAGAAGGGGAGTATTGGTGCCGCTGTACAACAGGGTGTAGCCAAAGCTCCAGTGTTGCGGTTCATTGCACCTTTCATTAGGACTCCAGTAAACATCATGAAGTATGTAGGAGAAAGAACTCCTGCTATCAACATGCTTGTTAAGTCTGCACGAGATGACCTCGCAGCTGGTGGTGCTCGAAGAGACATCGCTATGGCTAAACTGTCAACCGGCACAATGCTGTACACAGCTGGTTTTGGTTTAGCTGCCTCAGGACAAATCACAGGTGGTCTTTCCAATGACCCTGCGATACGTCGTTCACAAATGCAAGTTGGCATACAGCCGTACTCCTTCCGTACAAACGATGGGAAGTACATAGCGTTCAACAGAGCTGACCCCTTCGGTGCGTTCTTTGGAATCGCTGCTGACATATCGGCTATCGTTGGTGAGATGGACGATACTGATGCTGGTGAAGTCGGCATGGCAGCTATCATGGCTATCATAAAGAACGTCACGAGTAAGACTTACCTGAAAGGATTGTCTGAAGCATTCGCTGTACTTGATGACCCTGAGAGAAACCTTGAGCACTGGTTACAAACTTTTGCTACTGCGTTCTCACCTAACTTACTGGCTCAGGTAAATCGTACAGAGTTCGACCCTGTCCTAAGGGAAACCTTCGACATGATTGATGCGTTCAAGGCTAAACTTCCTGGTTACTCTCAGGACTTGCCTCCTCGCAGAGATTTGTTCGGTGAGCCTCTGGTTCTCGAAGGTGGTCTCGGCCCTGATTTAATATCTCCAATCTACACAAGTAATGTCACGAAGGATAAAGTCCGACTTGAGATTGCGCGGTTAGAGGTACCGGTCAGGCAAATACCGAAGTCAATCGATGGTGTTGACCTTACATCTGAAGAGTATGACTCATACTCACAACTTGCTGGCTCCAAAGTACGTCAGAAACTTGAAACCTTAATGGCGACCAAGCAGTACAAAGATGCCACTGATGATACCGATGAGTTTGATGGTGGGAAGACCCACTTAATTAAACTGGTGATATCCAAAGCAAGGAAAGAAGCCCTCGCAGAAATAAAGCGAGACCCTGAGTTCATAGACTTAGCCGAGAGGTTGTTGTCTAAAAAGATTCAGGAACGCTCTGCCCTGTCAGGTGACACCGCAGCTGCTGACTCTGCAATACGTAAACTCGAACTGTTCGTTAAAGTTCAGAAGTCCCGCAAGAAATAAGCTAAGGCAATCTTAGCTTCTCCCCTATAACCCCCGGTGCAATGCCGGGGGTTCCCCCCTTATATTCAATGGAGCACCCATGGCCCTCTCATTTGTTGATAACACTGGCGACAATTCCACTACGCTGTGGTCTGTCCCATTCTCGTTTCTCTCTCGTACTGACGTTGATGTCATAGACCTGAGTGACGACAGCGCGATAACCTTTACTTGGATATCGGACGCACAGATTTCAATAAGCCCTGCCGTACTAAGTTCAGTAACTTTTAGAATACGCAGGCAAACAACGCAGACTTCTCGAGTCGTTGACTTTCAGAATGCAACGAACTTGACTGAAGAGTCTCTAGATAACTCTGCGCTGCAATTGTTTTACTTGCTGCAGGAACAGATTGACACTAACGCCAATGCTGTTCAGGTACCTAACTCTTCCTTAACAGGAATGAGCTTACCTGCTCCTGTTGCTAATGAGTACATGAAGTGGAACTCCGGCGCTACTGCACTTGAAGGTGCGGCTCGAGAGAACGCACTTCTCTATGGAGCTGGCGCTCCTACCACTGAAGGTATCGATGGTGACTTTTATATTGATACTTCAGGTAACAACATACACGGCCCTAAGGCAACCACATGGCCTGCTGGTACTTCTATAGTTGGCCCAACCGGTGCCACCGGCCCGACAGGTGCGACAGGCGCAACTGGTGCTGCTGGTTCTGATGGTTCTGATGGTTCTGATGGTGCTGCTGGTTCTGATGGTTCTGATGGTTCTGATGGTTCTGATGGTTCTGATGGTTCTGATGGCGTATTCTCTGGAAGCGAAGCCACAGTAACGGCTGCTGCTGCTGATAAGGTAGCCATCTTAGATGCCGACGATAGTGACAACCCTAAGTTTGCAGCACTATCAACTCTATTCACTTCAATAGCTGCAAAACTTAGTAGCTTACTGTTCACCGCAAATGGAACTGCAGGTGCTCCTGCTTGTGCTTTCGATAGCGATACCGACACTGGCCTGTACCGCATTGCGGCTAACCATTTAGGTTTCTCGACTGCTGGTAGTAAGGCATTAGAGATAACTGCAGATGGAGAAGTCCTTGGAGCGCTGCAGCCGGGATTTGCGGCTTACGTTTCCAGCACCGTAAATAATGTCTCTGGTGATGGTACGTCATACACTGTCATATTTGACACCGAAGACCACGACATCGGTGGCGACTATAACAACGCAACCGGCGTATTCACTGCGCCTGTTGACGGGTATTACCTGTTATGTGCCAAGGTGTACGTGAACAGCATATCGTCAACCAACCACACTAACTTCTTTTCCACCCTCGTTACGACACAGGGTGACTTCGTCACTTATCTTGCCGACGACCACACCTCAGGGGAAATGCCCGGGAGTGTGTCGCTGAAACACTCCGAGATTGTTTACTTGGACGCTGGCGATACGGCATCGGTAACACTCGAGGTGAATGGAAGCACTAAGGTTGTTGACCTCTTCGGTTCATCCAGCAGATACAACTCATTCTCAGGGAGGCTTTTAGTCTAATGACATACACGAAATTACAGAAAGATGTTCTAGCTCATGGAGTCGTAGATGTTGAAGGCTATATCGCCACAACTGACGAGAAATTTGTACTCAGCAAAATCAAACGGTTAACTCCGCTCTATGAAGCAGAGAGCTTTCTTCCTGGTTATAAGACAGCCAAGGAGAAAAACGACGAGGCCTACGCCGCAGTGAAAGCCGCCTCGGATGCTGCCACTGAGATTAGACTATCAAACATTCCGTCAGCAGAATTCTTCGCAAGATTCACTAAGGACGAGTGGTTGAATATAAAAGCCGCTGCAGCTTCAGACGTTGAAGTGGATTACCTCCTGACTCGCGTCATGGTGGCGAACCGAATCAACCTTAAGTCTCCTGACGTTAACGGCGGCGTTGATTACCTCGTCAGTAAAGGACTGCTTGCGGCGAATCGTAAAGCGGCAATTGTTTCATGGAACCTCTCTTAGTCCTCCTCTCAGGCGTATTCGGAAGACTCTCAGGTTATGTCGAGCCATACAAGATACCGGCCCCGTACTTATTGGGGCTGGTGTTTGGTCTTATCCTTGGTGCTCCTTGGTACTGGTTGCCAGCTTATGTTGCAGCTGGAGTGCTCGGGGAAGCTACTGCACCCGCACCCTTCTCACAGGGACTGTACTATGATGATTACCGAGGAGCAGATTGGCGTAAAAGCAAGTGGTGGGAAATTCGTTCTCTACCCTTCGTCAACATAACCAACCGAGGCGTATGGAATGGTTTATTTTATCTACCTCTCTTTCCTATTACTCCTGCTGTACTGCTGCTTCCTCTTGCGTATTCTATTGGGTGGCCTGTCGGTGCAGTTGTAGGTAAACAATTCAAACACACTAAACTGAAGCAAGTCCTGAACTCTGAATTCTGGAGACAGGTTATCACTGCTTCACTCCTTCTAACTTTAATCGGAATACTCTAATGCCTGATAACTTATCTGAAGAGGATATTGAACGGCTGGCTGACAAGATGTGGCGTGTAGCCCGTCACGATATGTACGTCAATGCCGGTAAAGGACTGTTCAGTCTCGCATGGAAAGGCTTGGTACTCGTCCTGATATATCTCTCGCTGAAGGGTATCTCCGGCGGGATATCATTCTAATGGTCGGCTTAATAGCAAAAGTATTAACTGGTGGAGTCATCCAAGGTGTTAAAGATTGGGTGATGTCCGAAGAAACTCGTAAAGCAAAACGAGAAGAGTCCGAAGACCGGATTCAAGAAGCGAAGGTAGTCGCACAGATTACCCGCATAGCAGATGGTGATACACAAGCTGCAACTATGGACGCTCTAAGCGTTGCTCAGCGTGGCTGGAAAGATGAATACCTACTGCTACTGGCAACCCTGCCAATGATAGCAAGCTTCATCCCACCCTTGGTACCTGCCATGGAAGAAGGTTTCCTGGTACTCGGCACTTTGCCGCAGTGGTACATGTACGTACTGATTGGTGTCTACATAGATACCTTTGGTTTCCGACGCATCCTAAGGAACGTCTTGGAAGCCTATCTCAACAAGAGATTCGGTAATGGCTAAGGGTGCAGCGTCGGAAGGCGCACTTGCCGAACTCCATAAGATGTACGCAGACGAGCTGAAGAAAAGGTTACAAGACCCTGAGGCTCCTGCGTCACTCTTTAAAGAAGCACGAGAGTTTCTTAAGGATAACGGTATCGACTGTGAAGGTGCTGAGACTGAACATGTCTCAAACCTCGCAGAGGAAATTGTTGACAGTAAAGTCCTCCCCTTTCAAACCGGTAACGCAATGGAAGGATAATGGGCTTCGAGAAACTCTTTGAGTATCTCGTATCCATAAAGGAGTGGTTCCACTTCATAGCCATAGTTGATGAGTACGAAAAGGCCATTGTCCTACAAATGGGCAAATACCGTCGCACTCTCGGCCCCGGCTGGTGGTTCCACTGTCCTTTCGGTATAGACGATATCGCTACCGAATCAGTTGTACCTCAAACCCTCAACCTATCTACGCAGACATTAACCTCTGCAGACAAGCGTGAGGTCGTCCTTAGCGGAATCATAAAGTACACCATGCACGATATTAAGAAAGCTGTGCTGGGTGTAGATGATGCTGAGGAGATGCTTGGTGATGATGCCTTAGGTGTTATCAGTGAATACGTGGAAGAAGCTAACTGGTCAGAAGTGTGTACACCAGAGTTCTCCCGAAGATGTTTCAAGCGCATCAGGAAGGAAGCGTTCCGTTACGGATTAAAGGTCTCATCCTTTCGCTTCTCCAACAAATCAACATCAAGGACATTCCGTCTTATAAATGACTAAACATTACGATGAAGCTTTGCTGAAGGCAGACTTCCGCAACTTCTTATATATCGTCTGGGAGTTCCTTGGTTTACCCGAACCCACTAAAGTCCAGTATGACATCGCTTACTACCTGCAATATGGGCCTAAGCGTTCAATCATCATGGGCTACCGTGGGGTAGGTAAATCCTGGATAACTGCCGCATTCGTATGTTGGTTACTTTACTGTAACCCGCAAACAAAGATTCTTGTTGTCTCAGCCTCCAAGGACAGGTCGGATAACTTCTCTATCTTTACGAAGAGATTGATTAATGACATGCCCCTGCTTAAAGGGCTGAGAGCAAAACACGGTCAACGTGATTCGAACGTAGCTTTCGACGTTGGCCTTGCCAAACCTGACCATGCACCCTCAGTGAAATCTGTAGGTATCACCGGTCAGCTTACTGGTAGTCGTGCCGACGTTATCGTCGCTGATGACATTGAGGTTCCAAAGAACTCCCTGACGCAAACAATGCGTGACAGGTTGAGTGAAGCTGTTAAGGAATTCGATGCCATCTTGAAACCTGATGACCACTGTGCCATCAAATACCTTGGTACACCTCAGACTGAAATGTCGGTGTACAACACGCTGGCTGAACGTGGATATGAAATCCGCATCTGGCCCACGAGGTATCCTAAGCCTAAGCAACAGTCTATGTATGGTGCCAAACTCGCACCTGTGATTGTGGACGCTCTCGCCTTAGACCCGTCACTCGCTGATTCGCCACACCATGAAAGGTATGGTCAGCCTGTAGACCCGGGTAGGTTTGATGAGAGAGACTTGCTCGACCGAGAGGCTTCTTATGGACGCTCAGGTTTCGCCTTACAGTTCATGCTTGATACAACCATATCAGATGGTGACAGGTACCCATTGAAGCTCAGTGACTTGATTGTCATGGGCCTTAATGATGACTTGGCTCCGATTAAGGTTGCATGGGGCAGCGGTACTGACCAAGTAATAAACAACCTCCCAACTGTAGGACTCGCTGGAGACAGACTACATGCACCCATATTTGTACATGAAGACTTCAAGTCTTACGCGGGTAGTGTCATGTGGATTGACCCGTCTGGTCGCGGTAAAGATGAGACTGCATTTTGTGTTATCAAGATGCTTAATGGCTTCCTTTATCTTAAGCGCATTGGTGGTTTTCTGTCTGGGTATGATGAGTCAACACTTACAGCTCTGGCTAAAATCGCTAAGGACAACAAAGTCAACTACATTGGAGTAGAGGATAACTTCGGTGACGGTATGTTCATCGAGCTGTTCAAGCCTTACCTCACCCGTACACACCCCTGCACTATCGAAGGCGATTCTGTACACGGCATGAAGGAAGCCCGAATCATTGACACCCTTGAACCCGTAATGAACCAACACAGGCTCGTTGTGGATGAGAAGGTATTCCGTGATGACTTCCAGAATGCTCCCTCAGAGAAGTACCAGCTGTTCTATCAGATGACTAGGATGACCAAAGAGAAAGGTGCTCTTGGTCAGGACGATAGAATTGATGTACTGGCTCAGGCAGTAGGTTACTGCATTGACCAGATGGACATCGATACGGACTCCATTGAGGGTCGCTGGGAAGAGGAAGAACGTGACAGGACGCTTCAGGAGTTCATGGATAACTGCTTCCCGGGACAGTACAACACTAATACCAATTGGCTGTCGAACTCTTAATGTCCATTACTTTGTACATTATTTCACGTTGTCCACTATTAATGTACAGGCCTAAAAGGTGAACAGTTCTCTAAGTACCACCCTTAGTACAAACCAACAATATTGAGGAGGTACTTAATGTTCGCATTTACGAAGTACTATGATAGCCTCGCGGATATCATTGCTGAAGCCGATAGTCTGTTCGACAGGCTGTTTGGTATTCTTTCCTGGTTAGCGATAGGTTTGCTAATCATATGGGGATTGACAGGAGCCATGGCTCAGCTATGAGAGTTAAACTCATGGTATACACCAACAGGTTCCTGACAGCCCTGTTCTTGGCCTCGCTAGGATGAATCCTAAAACCCCTAAATAGCTCCTCAGATTGCTCAGGTTGATTTGGGGTATACCATCGTATTACCCCTGCCCTTTAAATTGATTCTACCCCTAAATGCGGCCCGATTTTAACTACTCTCGTACATTTACTTAGGGGTAATTGTCACCCTAAGGTAATCCTGACACATATTTGGGTACGTATTCGTGGCAGCTTATGCGGTGATTAAGGAGGTTATTCGCCGCACTTGGGTGACCTTAGGATGGGCTAAGGGTCGTGACCCTGTGGATATCAGCGTATTTTTAGAAAAATTTGTCAGGGGGTATATAAAATACGTGTTGTTCCTGGTTCCCCCCTTTCGAAGATTTTCCGCAAGTTTTCGCGTTCATCATTGGGCAATTTCAAATTCGAATCCGTGCAAGTCATTGATACTGCAGGATTCACTGGGGACTACTTATCCGCAGTCACAGCAGCTTAGCTGATTCACATAGGTATATCGTGATTTGATGCTGTGCTCTTTTTTCCTTTGTACGCCTGCTAACTGGTGTATATAGATTTTTTTTTATCTTTTTGCTAATTGTTACTTGACGGATACTATTACTATGAACTAAGCTTCAATTCAGTAGCAGACAAACCAACAAACAACGATAGGAAAAATAGACATGAATACTGACTTTGACAACTACGAATTCGATGTATACGGACAAACCTTGCCCTTGGATTTTAACTCATGAGCATTGTTATCACTTCACAGTTACTGGCAGGCATAAGCGCTGCAGCATGCGCCTTAGCCGCACATTTAGAAAACAAAAGGATTCAATCATCATGAAAAAACCGACAGGCGTAATACTTTACGAAGGCGCTTCTTTATGCGACAGTCAGCCTATCGTAATAATCGCTACTGGCATACAGTCAGCTAGTAGCAACGAAAAGACGGGCGCAATGGTGCAGACATGGATACTTCGACAGGATA